TTATAAGGGTCTTCATCGTTTGAAAGAAGAGTACCCCCACCGTTCAGCGTTAAAAATAAACAAGATTTGGTTTCTTTGTCCCAAACTTCCCACACTTCAGCCATGGAAAATAAATCATTGTTGTTCTTTTTATTTTTATCCTCACTTAATCTGGTTGCGTTTAAAGCAACTGCATTTCCTTTTTTTTCACCAAAATCTTCAACTAATTCATCGCGGGTTTTATAGTGTCTAAAGGCTATCCATCGGACTTTTGACCATTCTTTGTCAGTTGACATTCTAAAATCTTTCCAGTCAACATATTCAATGCGACATTTCTTTTCAGAAGCATCTATTTCTTTTTCCCCATTTTCTAATGTAATTTCTTTTTCTGGATCATAACAAACACGAGCCACGCCACGCCCACCTATTAAATAATCATCGCGACATTTACTAATTACGGTTTCTGCATCGGAATCTTTCAAATATAAATCAATCGAGCGCTCCATCATTTCGGAAGCCACGCGATTAGTTTCGTTAGAATCTAAAAATCTTTGTGTAATATTTGTTTTTGGAAGCCTAGAAAATAAAAGCGGGCGAAGTGTTTGTGTATTTGACCAGAAAACATTGTAGCGTTCTTTTGATTGTCCCTCATTGTTGTAAACTGTAAAATTTTCGCCCGCTTCTTTTTGCCAGTTTTTCTCGTATTTATCGGCATTCTCAATTTCTTTGGTCCATATTTCAACAAGCCCAGCATCACCCCTAGAGTGCGTTAAATCTTCTTTATTTTCAACTTGTACACCTTGCATTTATATCAAATCTAATATTTGTCATTTCGGTGACGCGTGCAAGCCTCTGATTTTTATTTTTACTAAATAATTTTATTTGTCAACAATTATTTTTTACTGTGCGCATAATTCTTTGGATTAAAATCTCGATACCATTGCTCTTCTAAAGCCATTTGTGTTTTAGGAACTTCAACAACAATAGGGCGAGACATACATAAATACCGCAAAGTATCGACGGCATGATCTTCTAAATCACTATTTAAATCTTCGGGCTTAGAATTATCATATTGCATGATCGGAAGCGTTCTAATTAAATTCTTGCAAGTGTTCACAAAATATAGCAACGGTTTGTTATCTTGCCCGCTAAACCTCGCTCTTATTTGTTGCCAGCCCGCAACCCGTTTATTGTCCGCTGATTGCCAATAAATTTTCTCTTTGCTCATTTGTTCCGCGATTGATTCACCGCTTGAAACATCAAATATTGCAGGATCCGCAACCATATTGTCCATTTTTTCGCCTTGTTGCATTTCCTTTGTATTTTTAGCAATGTCGCCAGCGTGCATTTTTAAACCCTCATTTGCTTTGCCTGTACAACCGTAGAACTCCCGATAAATAATAATCGCACCTCTTGGAAAACTTCGTTTTATACCACCACAATCAACAAGTGAGCCGTCCGACACCGCACCCCAAAGAACACAAAAAGGTTTAGAATAACCCCAATCAAACGCACGGATTTTAAACCATTCGGGAGGAATAAAAAAAGGCTCGACAATATGCTTATTTTTGTCAAAGTTATCAAAATAAGCCCCGTCAATGCAATCCCAATCTCCATCTAACATTGCGCGCGCTAATGCACCGCCCAAGCCTTCGAGTTTAGCCGCATAAAGTGGATCGTTTAAAGTCATAGTTGGATTATCAGCAAGTTTAGCGGGGATAAATTGCCTAAACATTCCACCCTCACTATCTGGCATCTTTCTTATTTTCATTGGCTCACAGCCATCAATAAAAGTTTGTTTTACAAAATCGTGTCCAACGCCCCCGGGATTTGAACCGCAAATAATTAATGGCAATTTTCCTTTAAATTGTGCTGGGACTACAAGCGAACCTAAACGGCACCTGCCTCTTAAAAATTTGTAGATTTTCTCACTAAAATGTGTGAGTTCATCAATTAGCAGTATGTTAATTTCTGCACCCTGATATTTTGTTAAATCTTTCTCATGTTGACAATGGCATAGATAAATATTAGAGCCATTCCAGAAGCTTATCGCTTCATTTGTAATGCTGCAATGTTTGGACTTAATAAAATCAGCAAGCAAAGCATTAAAACCACTTGCGCCTTCAATATGATTTTTTGCGATGTCGGAAAATAAACGACGAAATAAATAAATTTGACAATTAGGAACTTGAAGCGCATAAGATATTGCGATTAATCTCATTGCGTGCGATTTACCACCTCCTGCCGCACCACCATAAAGTATTTCAGTAGCTTTACTAAAAAATAAATCTTGTTGGCGCTTGTGTAGTTTATTTGCCATTTATTTAATCATCGGAAACGATTAATTGAAATATCGGGACCGTTAAATGTTCAATCTCATTCTTTAAACTAAACTCATCTTTTGCTTTTCTTTCAGCATACCATTTTGCGGTGGAAACATCGCCATCAATAATAGCTTTATTAATTAATTTTATCGACGCAATAAGTGGCTCTGAGCGATAATAATCAACTTTGTCGGCAAATTTAGGGTTCTTTTTTAGAAATTCATAATAAGTGTCTCTTGAGATTTCAGCAATATTACAAGCATGAGTAATATTAAAACCCTCTTTAAAAGCTTGTTCAAGTTTTGCTACGACGCTTTCTGTTACTACCGTTGGTCTTCCAGAGTCTTTATATCTTTGTTGATGCTTTGTTGGGCGACCATTTTTTTTTCTGATTTCCTCCTTAATTGTCATTTCTTTTTAAATTTTAGCATTTTATTAAAATCATTAATTTCTAAATTAATCATCAACCGTCTTTTCGGTTCCTTATCTTTCCTAGAAATTCTGCATTCAATCTTTGGTTTCCAAACACTATTCTTTAATTGCTCTTTTAAACTAACAATTTCTTTTTCTTTTGCGATAAACTCGCCAATAGTAATTTCGGACATAATTTTTTTTATTTTTAACCAAGTGCTAAAAAGTTATTAAATTAGTTTTAATTGTCAAGTTAAATTTAAAGAAAAAAAAGTAATCAAAAAAAAGAAATATCACACACAATTAAGAAAGAGCTTTTTATTTTTTCTTTTGTTTAACTAACTTCTTTTAGTTAGTTTATTTATTTTGTTTTTGTTTTTTTGTATCTTATCACATTATCTCACTTTGTCAACTTATTTTCTTGTCTTACTTACTCTAATCTCTAGAAACAATTAAGGGGTTTTTATCTTACTCTCTCAACGCTCAATTTATTTTGATACAATCTAAACTTTTTTATTAATTTATTAAAATATTTCTTGACATCATTTTATCGAAATTAACTCTTATTAACTTCTAATAATCCACTCTTTTTAATCACATTCTAAAACATTTTATTCACAAAATATTTTTAATCTTTTTTTTATCATTATCTTTTAATGGTCCCCTAACCCCTTGTCTCTGTAGCTTTATCCCATTTTGAACAATCTTTAAAATAATTTAAATAAGTGCTTGCAATTAATAATTTAATGATTCATAATATGTTTTATGAAATGAATTTAATTTATTTCAAATATTAACTTAATAAAACAAAATATGAAAAATTTAGAAATAAAAAAATTAGGAAAAACTATAATTCCAGCAAATCAACAAAAAGAGCACGGCGACACCGTAGCTTTTGAGCTTGTAGAATTCACAATAAATTTTTTTAATGCAGTAGATACATTTATACTTGACACTAAAATAAATAAAGACGGAACGCAGTCGGTAGTTGATGGAAATGGCTGGATAAAAAATGGCTATATTTTACAAGAATAATTACTAACGACCACAAAAAAACCCATTTATTAACTTAATTTTTAAAATATGAAAAAGACAAAAATACAAAAACTTTATACAATCGAAAGCAAATTATATAATCGCTACGACAATAAAAAATATCATTTAACAAAAGAGCGCATTCTTAAAGTGCAAATAGAAATTATTATCGCTCAAGCTGACGAATTATTTTTTATCGAAGTTGAGGAAGCTTTAAAAAAAGGCTGGGCTGGTTCACTTCAAGAAACTAGTAATTTTGCCGATATAATTGAAGAAGCAAGAAACGGCGATGCTGGCGCTTGTGTGATGCTTAGAAATGTTTTTAAGCCTAACGAAGCTTTTAAAAAAGAAACGGCGAGGTTCGCAAATGTATAAAATTTATTTAACAATCGCAATAATCGCATTATTTTGCTTCAAGCAATCGTACGATGCAAAAAAATATAAAGTTGAGCCTGTGAATCAAATGCAATTCAACGCAAAAGAACTTCATGCCGTCATTGCGGATGTTTGGAATATTAACAATTAATTTAAAAAATATGAAACTTATAAAAAAAACTATTTGGGTAATAATTTTGTCTTTAATCACAATTTTTGAAATGTTTTTTGTAAATAAAGAAAGTAGAAAATGGATTAACAAGCAATGGAACAATATTAATAAAAAATGGCAAGATTTAGATAATAATTAACTTAAAAATATATGATAAATAGCAGATTTGAGGACAGATGCTCTTATAATCGTCAAAATAAAAATGGCGGTTGTGGAACAATTGAAAGAACAGTCTATGTTGATAAAGATGTTGAATTTGTCGACACCTCAACAATAACATCAAAAATTAACTTAAAAAATATGAAAAAAACAAAAACAAGACATCAAATAAATGAAGATGCAAGAGATTATTATGATAAAAATAAACTCAAAATTAATCAAAGAAGCAAGCAACTACGGGAACGCAGAGACACAGAACAAAGACTGTATAAATACGGCTTCTTTACTCTCTTAACAATAATTTTAGCTCATTTAATACTAATACAATTTTAAAATAATATGCAAATAATTACAATAGTTCAAAAAACACAAAGCACAGATGTGCATGGTTATAACC